ATCGGCAAGTACCCGATCACATCATACGCACTGTCAGGATCGGCAGACCCATTCTTAACAAACTCCCATCTCCTATCGCTTTCGACCCAGTGCATAGTGATTGCCCAGTGCGAGCTAACGCCCTCTACATAGCGCAGCCCAAGGGCGGGATGGATAGCCTTGATACGCCTCATGCTGTCATGCGGCGGCTCAGGAGTTCCACGTTCGTTAAGAATGATTGCCATTATTCGAGAACCAGAAGTTCAACATTGACCGTGAGATCAACCGCAGCAGTCGTGACCGACGAGCTGGTCGTGACCGCAAAACGCAGCGTGTCTCCGGTATCGAGAGTCTTCTGCGCGTCAGTCAGAGACGACAGAAGAGCAACGGCAGTGCCCTCGTGCGCGGTCAGCGCCTCAAGGTCCACGTTGCCCGTCAGCGCCACAGCCGCATCGGCAGACGCATCATACTTCTGAATCACACCAAGAATCGTACCGCCAGTCGAGGCAGGAACGGTTCCCGCAGCCACCACAGCACGGCTGATCGCACAGCGCGCCGGATGTCCGCCAAAGTTGTACACAGTCGTCGCGCTATCACCAATAGCAGCCGCACAACGGCCCGCAAGCACGTTGGGCAGGACACCAAGCCTTCCCGGCTTAGGTGCAAAGAAATCGTAGGCCATTTTCTAAGTCTCCAAAGGGGGTGGGGCCGCTATGGACCCCACCCCCCAGCGTTGAAGTTTACGCGACGTGCGTGTAGCGCGCCGTGTCGGTGTAACCAGTGATGCTGCCGTGAGCGTTACGAGCAAGGCAGGCGAGGTTGCCGTACCAGCCGTAGGTCGTCTCGAAAGCATCGCGGCCCTGCAGCCAACGCCACGGGCCCGCACCCTCGAACTCAACAAAGCCCCAGTCCTTCGCGTCAACCCACGACAGCGACGGAATGTGGAGGAGATAGATCGTGCCGGCGGGGACATAGTAGTCCATGACCAGCGGGATACCACAGACCTCAACGGCCTTGTAGCCACCCTTGATCGTGGTCGCGAACTCACCCGCGCTGAACCGACGCTGCCCGACCATGCTCTCCATGAGCTTCTTGCCGATACCCGGCGTGGTCATGAGCAGGAAGTCGCCGGGGCGAACCATCGCGTCCTTGCCGGAACGGCCAGAGATGCGCTGGATCAGGTCCCAGATGTCCGACTCAGTCGGCTGGTCAACGTCCGGCGTGTCCGTGCCCGCCACCATGCGCGTAGCATCCCAGATGGAATACGTCGAGGCGCTGATGTTGTGCAGGGACGCATACGAACCACCACGGTTCGTGATCGAAATCAGACCGTTCATGGCGCTGTTGAACGACGTATCGCTCGCGGTCGCCTTCACGATCTTATCGGTCGCAGCCATGCTGGAAATCGCGGTGTCAAGCGTCAGCGTGGCGTTGTCGCCGGAGTTGCTGATCGCAGTGATCGACGCACGACCCAGAACGGCGTTGCTCGACGAAGTGTCGAGAACGGCAATGTAGTCACCAACCGACAGGAGCAGCGCGCCCTGACCAGCCGACGCAACGCCGTAGGGCGAAGCAACGACGATCTCGGTCGTGCTGTTGACCGTGCCGATCAGCGCCACAACGCCGTCAGCCTTGTTATGCAGCGCCTGCTGCATGAGGAGCGAGGAAGCGTCCTTGATCTCTTCCATCGTCTTCTTGGCGATGGTCGTGAACGCGGCGTCCTTGCTCTGAGTGCCAACGAACGCGAGGCCGTCGATCTGGCGGGTCGTGTACGCACGAACCACACCAGCGTTGGCCTGCACCTCGGTAGCGGTGGTGTCAGGCGGGAAGTAACCAGACTGCGAGAAAGTGGCACCAGCAGGACGGCCAACGACGACATCGAAGAAGACGTTGTTACCACCCCAACGCATATTGCGCGGGCCACCAGCCTTGCCAGACTCAAGCTGGGCAAGGAGCGGAGTCACGAGGTTCTGGACCTTCTCACGGAACTGCGAATACACGTTCTTGAGAAGGCCAGTAAGCTCGGCATCCGTAATTACGGTAGGAGCAGGCATTTTTGTTCACCTATAGTTGTGAAAGTACAGAATCCAGTGCGCTATCTAGCGCATCGTCCAACGTGGCCGGATTCCCACGCTTCCTTGGAGGGCCAGACTTCTCTGCCCTGCCAACTGGCTTGGTCTTCTGACCAACGAGGCGCTTGGCTTTCTGGGCTTCAACACGAGCTTTTTCGAGCTTCTGTAAGGCAGTCTTTGCATCGACCGTACTTTTGGAAGACTCACTTCGCTGTTCGTGCTTGATCTTTGCCCAATAAGCAAGATCCTCAAGGATGTAGCCACGGACCATTTCAAACTTGTTCGCTGGAATGTATGGCTGACCATTTGGTGCCAGTTCCATGAACGGTTGAATGCCAATGACACATCGTTCTGCAAGTTCGTCGGCTGTCACTGTGGGCAGGGCATTGGCAATCATGCCTATGGCTGGCTCCAACTCGGATTCCCAGAACTTGCTTCCCTCATTGTTAATCAGCGTCATTTCCTGCGCGATCTGCATATCCCGAACACGCTGTTCGGCCCTCTCAGCACGATTCTCTGGAGAGTTTTCGCGTTCGTATGCGTCACGAGCATTGTAATAATATTCGTCCTCTTGCAAAAGTCTTACAAGTTGCGACTCGCGTTCTGCCAGCATTTGCGCCAGTTCATCACGCTCACGCGCCGCCGCCTGTGCATTTTCTTCCAAGGACTTTGTCTTTTCATACCGATCATGGTTGGTCACGCCCCACTGGGCGAGCCTGACAATCTGGTCTAGGCGATCCTTACGGACCTGACCATTTGCCTTGTACGACACCATGATGTCCGGTATTTCCAACTCTCCTTCTGCATCAAACAGAGTAAACTCAGCAGCCAGTTTGTCTGAGATTGTCGGGACTGCCACATAGGTATCCTCGTCAACCTCCTCTGCTTCCTGCTCTTCAGTCTCCTCTGCTGATGCTTCTACCTCTTCTTCAACCTCATCGTCGGAAGCCGCGTCAAGCGCCTCGGGTTCCGGCTCATCGGCAACAGCAAATGCTTCCTGTTCCGTGAGGGCGGTGCCGACTGCATCATTGATCGCTTCACTGATGTCCATTCAATACCTCTACTGTTGGAGCGACAGAATGTCCGCCTGCCTTGCGGCAATCTCGTCTTCGGGAATGCCCATCGCCTGCTGCTGCATGATGGACGCTCCACCAATCGGAGGATTACCAGTTGGAAGTGGCATCGCGCTCGGTGGCAAACCCGGAACGCTCGCTTGCGCTCCTTGGGGAACTTCAGGTGCGCCGGGGGCTCCCTGCTGAATCGCTTCAGGGGGAACCATAGCGCCCTGCTTCTGAGCGGCTTGATTTGCCAGATCAACCCACCGCTTCTGTGCAGTCTGAATGACTTGCGGGTCAAGGTCGTCCTGAAGCAGAATCTCTCGCTCCAGTACGTCCTGATGAATGGCCTCGTTATCCTGCCAACGCATCTCAGGAACCATGTCGCCAGTACGAATAGCGTCTGCGATGCGCTTCGCACGGGCTTCCTGATCCTCGTCCGGGGTCGCCATATCGCGAGCAATCGCGAACATCTGACGACGACGATACTCCTTGATGTCGATCACGCCGGTCTGTAGCCAGTTATCAAGCAGGTACAGACGGAACGCCATCGGCATCGGCATCATGGTAGCGGGCTCAACCTTGACATCGCTCTGGCCGTCGAGATCCGTCGAGGACACGGCTCTGGCAAGGTCGGGCCTACCCTTTCCTACAGTGCCAAGCGCACGGGGCACATCGTAGCCCCACGCCATCGCAGCCATAGAGATCTTGGCCCAATCCGTATAAGCACTCGCAAGAGCGCCAACGGCAGGCGAAAACACACGCTCAAGCTGCTCACGAGACGCAATGATGGCTCGACCGGACTCTCCGGTAACCTGACCACGCGATACAGAGTTCCAGCCGCTCGCCTCTTCAAACGCCGCCTTTTCAAGAGCAAGTGCTTCCTTGACATCGTTGCCGACGCTAAAGCCATTGACCGGAACAATGCTATCGTTGAGCGAACCCGCGCCACGCACTTCGATCATCGAAGTAACGCCACCAAGGAACGTCTCCGTAGCAATCGCGTTGGGCCTCGTGAGGAACCTACCACCAGCATTTACGCGGATATTCTCAATCCACTTGCTGAGAAGCGCGTTAACACGCATCTGGTGGTCAAGCCACTGCTCCATAACCGGACGCGGAAAATAGCTGGGATCGCTAGATCCATCGCGCACAGCCACAATCGGGATCGTAGTCCAGAGCAGGGGCGCTGGCCCAAACACAACCTGATCGCCCACAATGATGATCTGCAGGCCCTCTGGCAGCACATCAGGATGCGGAGACAGGTAGACCGTGAACCGCTCGGTTACATCCTCATCCCTGAGCCGCTGCCCTTCACCAATCGTGGTCTGAGACAGAACCCATGAGCCCATGCCCTCAGCACCACTGTACGTAGGCTGATTGCCATAGTTCATGCTGGAATCGCTGCCATCCAGACCACTGATACCATAGCGGTACGCAGCTTCAGACTTGCTGATTACCTCACGTACAATGACCCAATGGGGCTGCTGTGTAGCAGTTGCATTGGAGGATACGCGAACCTGCTCGACACGCAGAGTCTGACAGCCAATATCGCCAAGAGGCTTGCGCTCTCCCGGCTGCTCACCAAGCCGCTCGTCCCACGGCCCACGGTCAGCATCCCAGAACATATGCCAGAACGAAACGCCATCGGTCTGTGCCCAGAACGCAGCCTCACGGGCGAGTCGCTGCATGGTCTGCTGCTCAAACTGATACTCAAGGGCAAGCTGCTGCGCCTGAGCCTTGCGCTTGTCGTCTGGGTCCTGAGTCGTCGGGGTGACCGCAAAGCCCGGACGCTGGTCTACAATGATCTGAAGGCGCTGATCTAGGGCCTTATCCACCATGTTGTAGACAACACGCGCAGAATCGCGGGGGCGGGATGGTTCCCGCCAAGGGCCAAGACCCTGAGCCGAAATCCACTGCTGGCCTGCGCGGAACAGGCGGTTACGCTCTACGAGATGCAGATGCTGCTGTACGGACTCCCTGCGCGAATCCCAAAGCTGGCGACACCACGATACCCACGATCCGTTATCGTCGATAACCTCGGGGTCGGCAGCGGGAAAGTTGTATCCGTATAGTGCGCGCTGAAGCGCCTGATTCTTCTCTTCTTCGGTGCGGTTATCATCTTCCGGCTCGTTCGGAGCCATCTGCTCGTTGGGAGCTTCGGGTGAATTGCTAAAGCCGTCGAGGGCTCTGGCAATCTCGTCCTCTATGAGCGCACTAAGGAAATCTTCGTCCATCAGTCAATTCTCCCAACACCCATAGCGGTGCGGACTTTGTTCCAGTCACCAAGCTCTTCGTATCTCTCTCTGATAACGCGCATCACCTCTTCCTGCGCCCAGATCTCGTTTTCCTGCAACGACACCGCAACAAGATCGGTGGGCACATCGAAGTTGTAATCGCCTAGTCCGTCGTCAACAGGCTGTGGCGCAAACATAGCCACAACCTCAGAAAACCTGTGGACAGCAAACACAAACGCAGCAACCCACAGAAAA